ACTTTAGATTTATCTAAGGGAATACTTGGAGCCACTGGAACATTATTAAAAAGTTTAACTGGAATCGGATAACATTATGAATTTTCCTTCGATAGCAGCAGAAAATACTTTGCATGTTGGACTTTCAGATCCAACTTTTATTCCTAAGAATCCTACAGTTCTTCCAGGTCTTGCAACCATTAACGGGCCTTTGATTGTTGGTGGAACTTTGATTGATGGAATTATGGGGCCTGCATTCCCTAAGACTGCAGTTGTTAATATTATTCCATCAACGAATACACCAGGAGGAGCTGCATTAAAAATCAGCGCCTTAGGTGATGGAGTTGCTCCGTTTCCTGGAATTGGTTTGCAAGCCAGTGCCATCAACCACAACATCTTAGCCACAACAGCAACAACATTAACAAGTCCTTTAACAACAATCAAAGGAAGTCTTGTTGACGTTCTTGCTCCAACTTACATTAAGACTTTATTGAATGTTAATGGCGTAGCTTTTGTTGAGAAGTTTGCAACATTTAAGGATGCAATTTTTACAGGCACAATTACTTCAAATGGTGCGATTACTGCTAACGCTAGAATCACAGCTAACACTGGTATTACAATTACTGGACTTGGTGATGTAACAACAGAAGTTAATCTGGCAAAAGCATTACCAGCAAAGCCTTTTGATATTCCACACCCATCAAAACCAAATCATCGTCTTAGACATGTTGCGATTGAGGGGCCAGAGATTGCTGTATTTTATAGAGGGAAACTTGAAGGTGAACACATCATCTATCTTCCTGAGTATTGGAAAGATCTTGTAGATGAAAATTCTATCACAGTTCAATTAACCGCATGGAAACATTCCGACGCAACTTTACACGTTAAGGATATTACATCAGAAAAAATTGTAGTTGGGTCGGAGAAACTAACAAAAGTTTATTGTCATTATACAGTATTTGCTGAAAGAAAAGATCTAGATAAATTAGTAGTAGAGTATGAAGGTACTTCGGTTAAAGATTATCCAGGACAAGACTTTATAGGTATTAATAATGGCAACTGAAAAATCAAAACGTGTAATTAAATATCTAAATGATAAGATTGGCGAAAACGCAGATGCTGTAAGTGCAATCACACCACTCATTGCGCCAACCGAAGATAGAATTGATGATTTTTTGCCATCTATTCAAGCGTTTGATAATCAAATCATTTCTATCACTGCACAGATTGTTGCAAAACAACAGCAAATCATAAGCATCGGATCCACGGCACAAAACGTGGTAGGTTGTGGAACCACAACAACTACAACTGTCAATCAAGATGTTGCACAAGCAAACACTTGGAATATAAACACAGCATCTTATAATGGAGATCAGCCTTACGGAAATATAACAAGCAATACTTTATCTTCTGCAACAAGTGGCATTGGATCGTTCAATGTTTATTCAAATAATGGCGGAGCTTCTTTAGGAACTTACTATTCTCTTACAGGGCCTGGTTATTTGACAGGTACAAATGGTATTACAACTGTCACACCTACAGCAGGAGATAATGCAACTTGCACCGCATGTAAAGCTGCTATCGCAACTTTGGAAAGTGAAATTACTGCGTTGAGATCACAAGTATCTACAATAATTACAACTGCAAATACTTTAAAGTCGGAAAGAACTGAAGCAGAAGTTAGAAGATATAGTTTAAGGAAAGGAATAGAACGTATGCAAGCAGACAGCACTAGAATGAGTTCTATTCTCACTATCTTGACAGACCCAACAAACGATGCTATAATATAATAGTCCGTGTGAAGGAAGTTGCTGGAGGAGAGAAATCTCCTCCTCACCAATTTTGAAACTTTATGAGACCAGAAACTAGACAAGCAATGGAAATGCTGTTCCATGCAAAATGGAACCTACCAAAAGCAGCAGCACATGCTAGATTGACTAACAAAGAAATGAAAATTACTTTTAACGAGTATTGTAATTTTCACCCACCAATTTACACAAATGAATATAATCGATAATTTTTTATCCAAAAAAGATTTTTTACAATTGCAACAAGGAATAACATCAGATAGTTTTCCTTGGCATTACAGTAAAGTTCTTGACGATTATCACGAAAAATTTTGTAACCCAAATTATAACTTTCAATTTTATCATGGGTTTTATCATGGATTTAGACCAACTAGTGATTACATTGAGTTGTTGACACCTTTTATTGATAACTTAAAACCCAAAGCTTTAGTTAGAATAAAATGTAATCTGACAACCAGAACTCATGAAATAATAGAACATGGTTACCATACAGACCAACCATTTTCAAATTTTAAGACTGGAATATATTACTTAAATGATAATAACGGCTACACAAAATTTGAAGATGGTTCTAAAGTGGAAAGTGTTGCAAATAGGTATGTCGAATTTGATGGTAACATACTACATACAGGAACCACTTGTACAAATTCAAATTATCGGATAGTAATAAACTTTAATTATTTTTGATCTGACCTATTGACAGCCTATAACCTCCATGCTATAATTACTGCATACCACGGGGCGGTGGTGGAATCGGTAGACACACCAGACTTAAAATCTGTTGGGCTTATGCCCGTGGGAGTTCAAGTCTCCCTCGCCCTACCTAAACCAAAATTGACTTTTGGTTACAAAAAAGGTCGGAAAAAAATCCCGCCAAAAAAATGCCAAAAAGGTTTTTTGGTATCTAAATAAACAAAAGAAAAGATCGTCAATGAAATATCGTATTGACGCTAGATATGTTTGGTACAACAAGGGAATGCAAATTGTCTTGATGTACTTTATAGAAGGCATTCCTTTTACTTTTGACGAACTTCCAGATGAGTCAATTACTGATCTGGAATTGATAGAAGTGGCAGACAAAGAAAGAAGGTACGAACCAGAGGATTTATACAGAACATCATTTTATTTAATTGATGAGCAGTGTCATCCAATGTTGTTTGAACTGGAACTGGAAAATCCAGAAATGTTGCCACAAGATTAATGCCTCTGTAGCTCAGTGGTAGAGCAATGGTTTTGTAAACCATTGGTCGCTGGTTCAAATCCAGTCGGGGGCTTGGAAGATCCAGAAGTGCTTCATTAGGTGACATGTCTGGTTCTTCCTACAAACAGAATAAGAGTCCAAATCTTATTCTTATAGTGGGGATCGGCTACTCCTCCGTTAAACAAAAGGGCCGCCAGGGGAATTAACTCAGTTGGTAGAGTGGCAGCTTTGCAAGCTGCAAGTCAGGGGTTCAAGTCCCCTATTCTCCATGATATAAATAAACCATAATAGCTCCTTTATGGTTATATTTCCATGCCTTTAAGCAGATTAGAAAATTTCTTAAAGAACACTGATGGTAACATTCTATACGTCAATCCATCAGATTTAGACGCAACCGATAGTATTGAAAACCAAGGTAATTCGTTAACCAGACCTTTCAAAACGATTCAAAGGGCGTTAATTGAAGCAGCAAGATTTTCGTATAATATTGGTCAAAATAACGATAAGTTTGACAAAACTACAGTTTTAGTTTATCCAGGTACTTATAATGTTGATAACAGACCTGGATTATCTGTTGCAAACGTTGGTGGTAATGTTCAATATAGAGATATTAATGGTAATTTAGCATCATTAACAGAATTAACAAATACCTCTAATTATGACATTGAAGATCCTTCCAACGTTCTTTATAAGTTTAACTCTACCATTGGTGGTGTAATTGTTCCAAGAGGAACATCAATTGTTGGTTTAGATCTTCGTAAAACAAAAATTAGACCAAAATTTGTTCCTGATCCAGCAAATGCAGGAATTACCAGTACAGCAATGTTTAAGCTTACTGGTGGTTGTTATTTTTGGCAGTTTTCTGCCTTTGATGGTGATCTAAACAATTCGGTTTATTATGACTACAATGGCAATACTAAAACACCTACCTTCTCTCACCACAAATTAGCAGTATTTGAGTATGCTGATGGTGTAAATGGTGTTGGTGTTGGAACATCATCTGCATTATCTGATTTGCAGATGTATTATTATAAAGTTGCTCAAGCTTACGGTGATAGTTCGGGTAGAGCAATTGGTGATTTCCCATCAACATTGGATTTTGAACCAAATACTCCAGAATTTAAAATTGTTGGTGCTGTCAACGCAAATGATATTGGCATTTCTAGTGCTGCAGCAGTAGGAAATCTTATAACTGTCGATAGCGCACTAGATCATGGTTTAAACATTGATGATTCTGTTAGAATTAGTGGATTTACATCTACAGTCTTCAATGGTTCTTATTATGTTGTTGGTGTATCCAGTGCTAGAAGATTCCAGTATCGAGCAAGTGCAACTCCAGGTGCTTTAAATCCTTCTTTAACTGGTGGAGAAACTCTTATTGTTGAACCTGATAGCGTAAGTGGTGCTTCCCCATATATTTTCAACTGCAGCTTAAGATCAGCCTATGGCATGAGCGGTCTTAATGCTGATGGTGCAAGCGCAACAGGATTCAAATCTATTGTTGTTGCACAGTTTACTGGTATTGGTCTACAAAAAGATGATGATGCGTTTGTAATTTATGATAAGACTACGGGGCAATATCAAGACAATAATACAACTTCAAACGCAAATAAGCCTTTACATTTAAACTCAAAGGCAATTTACAAGCCAGCATATAATAATTATCATATTCGTGCTGCTAATGGAGCATTCATTCAGTGCGTATCAATCTTTGCTATTGGATTTGCTAATCACTTCTTAGCAGAGTCTGGTGGTGACATGTCAATCACCAACTCCAACTCCAACTTTGGTGCAAAATCTTTAGTATCAAGAGGTTATCAACTTCAATCGTTTGATCGTGATGATGTTGGTTATATTACTCACGTCATTCCACCAAAAGAAATTGATAAATCTGAAGAAAGCGTAAGTTGGGTATCTTTAGATGTTGGACTGTCAACATCAACAGCTGGCGTAGGTACAACTTCTAGACTATATCTCTACGATTTCAATGATCCTGATAATCCACCACCAAACATTCTAAGTTCTTATAGAATTGGTGCTAAGTCTGGAGAACTCTTAAAAGTTGTTGTTTCTACAGCATCTTCAGAAGTAACTGTATCATCACCAATTTTGATGCAGGTTCCTTCGGGAGAAAGCACTACATCGGCAGAAAAGTCTTATAAAGTAATTCGTGTTGGCGCTGCTAATAGCATTACATCAAATACCACATTTAACCTTGAAAGAAACCATGAACTTTTTACTGGAGAATCTGTAAGAGTATTCAGTGATAATGCTGCAATGCCAGATGGCTTATCTGCAGATGTCATTTATTATGCAATTGTTAGTGGATTGTCTGCTAATCAAGTACAACTTGCAAAGAGCTTTAATGATGCAATCACAGGCACACCTGTTCCTCTAACATTATCAAATACTTCTGGTGGTTTGCTTACGATTGTAAGTAGAGTATCTGATAAGATTCCTGGTGATTTTGGTCACCCAATTCAATATGATACTGCAAGAAAAAATTGGTATGTTGTTGGTGCTGCAACGACCTCACAAAATACAATTTATCCAGCATTCATTCAATATAAATCATCCTTAACAGATGCTAGCTCTAAGTCTTATATTACCCGTCAGTCTGACACTAGAGCTGTAGAAGATAGAATTTATAGATTTAGATACATCATTCCAAAAGAATATGGCACAACTGCAGCAAATGCTAAGCCACCTTCAATTGGTTATGTTATTCAAGAAAGTAAAACTGTTGGAGTTGGAAACGCTGCTGAGTTTGCAACTGTAACTGATCCAACAGATCAAAGAAATCTTAGAATTATTCACAGTGTTGTTCACGATCAATCTGCTGGAATCTGTACAGTTGTTACAGAAAGACCACATAGTTTAAATGCGGGTGACCGAGTAAAAATTAATAAAATTAAGAGTGTAAACAACCCTGTTGGCGCAGCTAATTCTGGATTTAATGGCGTATTCCCAATCGTAGGAATTACCAGCAGCAAAGGATTTACTGTCAATCTTTCTTCAAATCCTGGTGCTTATATTAATGTTTCATCCAGCCGTGATGAAAATCTGCCAACAGTTTCTAGAGATGCATATAGAAACACCTACACAATTTACAGAATTAATACGGTTCAAGAACAAGAATTTAATAAAGCAGATGGTATTTACCATCTAACATGCTTACTTAATAATGTTTCTCCTAATGATGCTTATTTTATCGGCGATGAATACCCACAAAACATTGCAAATCTATATCCTACCAGAGATAGAGATAATTATGATACCGATCCAATTGCTGCAGTTAGCTATGCGTCTAATGAAAAGTTAGGAAAAGTTCATGTAAATGATAGAGAAAACAGCATTACTAAAGAAGTTGTAGAGACTTTCTTCAAAGACAATAGAGTTGGTGTTGCAATTACAAATGCAATTCATACTTCTGGTGTTACCACTTACTATACTGATGTGCAACATAACTTAAATTCTATTAGAAGACTTTCTATTAGTGGTTTTGGTACAAACTATGGTTATAGTGGTATTGCAACGGTTCTTTATAATGCATCTCTAATTGGTATTGGAATTACTGGTGAAGGCGCTACAGCAAACATTTCAGTCAGTGCTGCTGGTACTATCAATGGTGTAACTCTGGTTGATGGTGGTTCTGGTTATGGCATTGGCGTAACCATGGCTGTTGTTGGTGTTACCACTCGTGCTGGTTGGCAACAGGCAATTGTCAGAGTTCAAGAACTCAATAATAATGTTGGAGATTGTATTCAAGTTGTTGGTGTTGGTACAACAGGAAATAGATTCTATAGCGGATATAATGGTTTATTCAGAATCTCTGGCATTACCAGTACAAGATCAGTAACTGTAACTTCATCAGTAAATCCTGGCATTTACACTAGCGCGAATACTGGATTCTTATATCTTTCGGATGAAACTAAAGGAATCACCGATATTCAATATACAGATACAACCACTGGTATTGTAACTGTAATTACTTCACAATCTCATGGTCTTGCAGTAGGTAATAAGTTTACTATTGTAGGATCGGCGCAAACAGTTTACAATGGAACCTTTACATTAAAAGAAAGACTGGGAATTACTAGCTTTACTTTCTATGTTGGCGCTGGATTTAATACCGCTGCATTTACTGGGGGAAGTGTATTTCTTCTTAGAAATGCTATTGCATCACAAAATGAAAATACCAGCCAAATTAATGAAAAACTTGGCGGTAGAATGATTCCATTCTATGCAGGTATTGGTACAATTTCTTCTGCAGGTTTAACCACAACTGCTAGCACAATTACTTTAGCAAGTATTGTTGGATTTAATACTGGTGATTATGTACAGGTTGACCATGAGGTTATGAGAATCTCTGGTGGTATCAGCACTGCAACTAATACTGCAAATATTCTTAGAGGACAGTTTGGCACAAAGGCAGAATCTCATGATGCTAACTCTACATTAAGAAGAATCCGAGTAGTTCCAACTGAACTAAGAAGACACAGTATTCTTCGTGCATCTGGTCATACATTTGAATATGTTGGTTTTGGTCATGGTAACTATTCTGTTGCTTTACCACAAAGACAAAATAGAAACCTTACCAGAGAGGAGCAGTTATTAACCCAATCTATTTCACAAAATGGTGGTACAGTAGCTTACACTGGTACAAATGATACTGGTGAGTTCTACATTGGTAACAAGATTATTGATCCTGTTAGTGGCGAGGAAGTCTCTGTTAATATTCCTACTCAAACATTTGTTGGCGAAGCAGACTCCAGCCTCTCTGTAAGTTATGATGATGTTACGATTGCCAATACTTTACAGGTTAATGGTGGTAGTGGTAACGTACAATCCTCTGAATTCAGAGGTCCTTTAAACTTCTATAATAAAGTAACTTCAAACTCTGCATCTGGTATTGAGGCAGTTCAATTCTTAATGAAGGGAAATGCTGCACAGACTAGATCACTAACCGTTGGAATTTCTACACCAGCTTATAGTGGAACGCAAGGAGATATTGTATTCAGTTCTTCATCTACTACAGGTGGTTATCTTGGTTGGGTAAACGTTGGTGCTAGCAACTGGAAGAGATTTGGTTTAGTTAGCCAAGAAACCAATCTTACTGTAATTACACCAGATAAGATTGGTATTAATACATCAATTCCAAGAGACGTTCTTGATATTAGAAATGGTGGTGCTATTGTTCAGCAACTTAGAGTTACAGGTATTGTTACCTTTGATAATGGTGGTTTATTCAATGACATTACATTTGGTACAATTGATTGTTTAGGTGTTTCAACATTCCGTGGAAATATTGAACAAACAGTAGGAGTTGCAACGTTCCCTAATTTAAGAACAGCAGGTATTGGATTAACCAATTTAAGTGTAACTGGTATTGCTACATTTAGTGGTAGTGCTAATAATATCCAACAAACTGCAGGAACCGCAGAACTTAATAGATTGAGAGTTTCTGGTGTAACCACATTTGTTCAAAATGTTGTTGCTAACACTTTAAATCCAACAACATTAAATGTAAGTGGTATTTCTACATTACCATTCCTGAATAATACTAACACTGTTCATACAGGAATCACCACATTTAATAATAGTGGCAATAATATTGTACAAAGTGCAGGTACTGCGGCACTTAATCGTCTTACAGTTGCTGGAGTCTCCACCTTCACTGGTCAATTAAATGCTGGTACAGTCAGTGCAACACAATATAACGGAGCACTTCAGTATAGCATTGGTGTTTCTGGTGCATTAACAATCACAAATAGCACTGCATTTAATAACAGCGAAAGTAAGACAATTAATCTTAATGCGACATCAGCCAATACGGCAAATTATGTTGTTCAACGTAATGCTTCTGGAAACTTCAGTGCTGGAACTATTACCGCAACGTCTTTCAGTGGTCCATTAACAGGCAGTGTTAGTGGTAATGTCACTGGAAATGTTACTGGTAATGCTGATTCTGCAACTCTGATTAAAACTAACGCCATTGCAACTAATGCTAATTTCTACCTAACCTTTGTAAATGGTAACAATGTTTCTGCAACCAATGAAAATCTTTATACTGATGCTGGAATTTATTACAATCCATCATCTAATAACTTATCAGTAACTGGTGATATTACAGCATTTGCTTCTGACATTAGACTGAAAACAAATATTGAACCAATTGAAAATGCTCTTGATAAAGTTTGCAAGTTGCATGGATTTACTTACAACTTTAATGATCTTGCATATAGCCTAGGATTTACTTCAAATCAAAGAATTGCTGGTGTATCTGCTCAAGATGTTCAAGCAGTTCTTCCTGAAGCTGTTAAACCAGCACCTGCAAATCCTGATTACTTGACGGTTCAGTATGAAAAACTGGTTCCTCTTCTTATTGAAGCGATCAAAGAACTATCTAATAGACTAGATAAACTAGAAAATAAGTAATTTAAAGAAATGACCATACAGATTGTCACCAACCCAGTTACATCTTCGGGATCAGTTTCTTTTAGTGAACTTAGAACTAAAATAAAAGAAACTGGTTCAGGATCAGTTTCTATGAGTGAACTGTATAGGAATGGAACTTATGTCCCCACTGCTTCAACAAATGGTTCCGTTCCTACAAGCGGAACTATTTCTGCAAGTAATATGTATGGAGTAAACGTTTCAATAACTGCTAACATTACAAATGTAGAGGAAAATTTAAACGCCAGCACAAGTTTATTTGGATCTGATTATACACAACCAATTAGAAAAACCATTAATGTAAATGGCTCTATTATCTCACAAAATTCAAATCCAGCATTAACTATTCCATCAGGTGCTGGCTCTACTATTAAAATTCAATTAACATCTGGAGGTATTTTTGGTCATCGTGCAACTTCTGTTGGCGCAGGTGGTGGTGGAAATGGGGGAACAGGAGGTAGTGGAAGTTCTGGTAATTTATCATTAAGAACATTATCAAATATTCAAATTGTTGGAACTGGTGCTGGAATTTATGGCGGCGGCGGATCTGGCGGTGGTGGTGGTGGTGGTGGACAAGAAGGTGGGGGAGGTAGAAATAAACGAGGTTTTTCTTGTGATTTTGCTGGTTGGCAATATTGTGAATCTTGTGATAGCGGCGTTGGTGGTGGAAGTGACAGCGGTGGATCTGGTGGAAATGGTGGCGTGGGTCAAGGATATAGCTGGAATGGCTCTACACTTACTTTAGTGACTGCTGCAGGAGGAGATGCTGGGAATAATCCAGGCAACGGTGGCGGCGCTGGCGGATCTGGTGGATCTGGTGGAGGTTGGGGTTCTGCAGGAGCTAGGGGTAATGATGGTAGTAGTGGCAGTCAAGGTCCTGGTGGAAACTGCCAAGCAGGAGGTGGAGGCAGCGGCGGCGGCTCTGGCGGAGGCGGAGGAGGTGGTGGCGGCTCTATTGAAGGTTACAATAGAGTTGTTTCTATTGAAAGCACGTCAGTTTTAGCTGGAGCTACAAGCAATAATTAAAACACCCCATAAGAAGCTAAAACTTCTAATCTTATACGATCTTGTTTGATTATTTTTAAAGAAATATGTCCAAATTTTCTACGATCAGACTCCCAATTTTTTAATTCTTCTACTACTGTAAAGTTTAATAATTCTATATTTTTTAAATGATCTAGGGTAAAATAAAATATATCATTTCTTGCATCATGTACCATGGGATAAATCATAATTTCAAATTCTTGAAATTGATTTTTAGACTGTATTAATCTATAATTTAATTTTAAATTTTCTTTTGCCAATATTGGCTGCAATTTATGAATGATTTCATTTAAATCAAACTTATCTTGATTTGTTTCTGTAATTTTATATAATTCACATAGTTGTTCGATTATATTTTTGTCACGATCAAATTGAGCATCTGGATATTCATGACAAATTAAACGATTATATAATTTGTTTGTGCTAGAATAGAGACCGTTTAAATAATTGTCACTTTCTCCATCAAAACAATTAAAACAAGAATCTAAAAATCTTTTATAGTATGGACTCCAAGCATCAAATGCTAATTTAACCTCTTTCCTAATCGTTAAATCTTCATCGTAACTATTTTCTAAATTTAAAGTATTAAAGCTATATCCTTTCTCTATTTGAATTTTATCTTCATATACGTCTAATACTGTTTGAGCTTTTTTTTGAAATATTTCACTGTACAATGTTGACACATCAAAATGACCGTTATCAGGAAAAGTTATAAAAACAACTTTGTGAGTGTTGTTTGTTAGATTATTTTCAAGTAAAATTGCAGATGGAGCATTTTGTGATTCTTCCAATGCCCTAACTTCATCTACAATTTCATTGTTTATCAATGTATTGTATTGATTAGTCTCTAAGCTAGATATAAAACTGTCTACAAACATCTTATAAATCTATGACTGTGTAATATTTAGTTTAGGAACCCAACCAAACCAATTCTTTTAGTGTCTTGATACCATTCTTTTTCAATATATGCACTGTGTAAAATGTATGATGGATATACTACTAGTCGATTATACTTCATTTCTACGTGATGAATTAACTCCCACTCTGAATTATCAATTTGCCTAGAATCTAAAATTGTATTATAATTATTTTGATTTATTTCACTAAAATAATCTTTAAATTTTAAATATGATTCTGTTTCTTTAAAGTTTGAATCTAGATACTCTACGTTAACTTCTAACCCAGATTTTTTATGTCGATAGAAATTTGTACCACCATAACAATCTTCAGGGTTGTTTAAATATATTTGAAACGCACACAAAGATTGGTCAACGTGTGGAAGAACAGAAGTATATTTACAAGGCATTCCACCTTCAAACAAATTAAATTGTAAACTTATTTTGTTACTGTGAAAAAAATCAAAATAATTGTCGCTTAGATATGTTGCTGTCGTTGTAATTTGATTAAATTTTAAATTAGTAATTGAAATCCATCCAGGACTGCCATTTTTATTATTTACTTCCTTTTCAAATAATTGCTGGCTAGCAATTTCCTGTAAAGCTTCAGGATTTTTAAGAAAATTATCTATTGTTAAGATCTTATGATTTGTGTTTGGAATAGTGGATATTTCTAACTCTAAATTATCATTAATATGAATTGAGTCAGTATCAATAAAATTGAAATTCATGTTAAAATGCTTGTTTAACTATATAGAGCCAAAGTTAGTATAAGATAAATAACTCATAGCATAGTGACAGTACATACTGTCCTACGGTATATACCACGGAGAAATAAGGCACATGTCCACGCCAATCAGAATTAAAAGATCTGCAGTACCTGGCAAAATCCCTACAACCAGTGATCTTCAATTAGGCGAATTAGCGATTAATACATATGATGGTAAAGCCTACTTAAAAAAAGACGTAAGTGGTGTTGAAACTGTTATTAACGTTGGCGGTGGATATCCTGGTCAAACCTATTATGTAACAAAAACTGGATTAGATACAAACGACGGTCAAAATATTTCAGCGGCATTCGCAACTGTTAAAAAAGCGTTAACAGTTGCGACAGCCAACGATACAATTTTAATTGGTTCTGGTACTTATACCGAAATCTTCCCATTAACCGTACCACAAGGGGTTATTGTACGTGGTAATGGTTTAAGATCTACTTTCATTCAACCAACAGCAGGAACAGAAAGATTAGATGCTTTTCTCTTGAATGGTGAAAATACCATTCAAGATCTTTCGATTGGTAATTTTTATTATAATTCATCAACTGATACTGGTTATGGATTTAAATTTGCTTCTAACATGGTCACTACCACTAGAAGCCCATATATTGAAAGAGTAACTGTTTTAAACAGAGGTTCAACACAAACAGCTTCAGATCCTTATGGTTTTGATACTGTAGATAATTATCCCACAACAAAGATTGCTGGTCGTGGTGCTTTAATTGACGGTAGTGTGGTTCAATCTAACACTCTAGAGCCAGCAATGCTCTTCAATGAGTGTACTTTCATTACACCAAATCAAACTGCCCTGAAGATGACCAACGGGGCAAGATCTGAATGGGTTAATAGCTTTTCTTATTTCTCTAGCGTTAGTATTGATGGTGTCTCTGGTAGCGTAGGTTTAGGTAGCACAGCTAATGCTACTTTAAAACTTGCTGGTGTTACAACATCAATCTCCACTAATTATGTTATTAAGTATTATCAAGGTGGCCCCGCAGTTGCTATTGGTACTGTTACATCTGTTGATGGTGCTTATGTAACCATTAGTGGAAAAGGATCTGGAATCTTTAATGCTGTTGGTATTGGATCAACACAAGATGTTAGAATTTTCCAATCTGACGGTAGCACACAAGTTGGTACTGCTAGCACAATTCTTTGGGCAGACTATCAAAAATTTGGTGCAGATTTAAGAGCAATCGGTGCTGCTTCTAATTTTGGTACGATTGGTGTTCGTGGTGATGGCGCTGGTGTACAGTTAAGATTATTTGGTTATAACTTTGGTTGTGTTGGTTCTGGAAAAACATTTACACAAGATCCCACATTAACAGTTAGATCTAATGAAGCTGTACAATTAAATGGTGGTCGTGTATTCTTCCAATCTGTAGACCAGTTAGGTAACTTTAGAGTTGGTAATATTTTTGAAATTAGTCAAGAGACTGGAGCTGTTTCTCTTGCAAGTACAAGTGATATCAATATTGCAGGCACAGCCACAATTCAAAATCTTAATGTAACTGGTGTATCTACTTTTAGTGATCCTATTTTACACAGTGATTCTAATTTTAATACTGATCAAACAACTTATAACTTAATCAATAGTGCTGCTGGTGCTGTTAACTTTGCAGGTGCTGGTACGAGTATTGTTATTGGTGCAACTACAGGCATCACTACAATTAGAAATTATAGAGTTAATTTAAGTGGTGGTCAAGATTCTTTTACCACAACAGATGGAACATTAGTTGTTGCTGGTGGTGTTGGAATTAGCAGCAATTTAAATGTTGGTAAAGATTTCAAAGTAACTGGAGTTTCGACATTTGTATCTCCAGTCAGATTAGATTCTTCATTAAGAGTTGCTGGAGTTTCAACATTTGTTCAAAGCATCAATGCTAATAGCACATTAAATGTTACGGGTGTATCTACACTAACTGGCAATGTTAGATTGGGTGGTCAACTAAATGTTGCTGGAATTTCAACATTAGTTGGCGATTCTATGCTTAGCAGCAATTTAAGAGTTGCTGGAGTTTCTACATTTGTTCAAAGCATTGATGCTAATAGCACATTAAATGTTACGGGTGTATCTACACTAACTGGCAATGTTAGATTGGGTGGACAATTAAGAGTTGCTGGAATTTCTACTTTTGTTGACGATGTAGAATTAGGTGATCATTTAAGAGTTGCTGGAGTATCTACTTTTGTAAGTAGTACTATGATTAACAGTAACTTAAATGTTACTGGAATTACAACGACTGGAAATTTTAGAGTTACTGGAGTTTCTACATTAACTGGAGATACAAATTTAACAAATAATTTAAACGTTGGAGGTATCACCACAACCTCAACATTCAGAGTCACTGGAATTTCAACATTAACTGGTAATGTTGAGATGAGTAATGCTCTAAGAGTTTCTGGAGTATCTACATTTGTAGGCGATTCCATGTTTAGTGCAAACATGAGAGTTGCTGGAGTATCTACTTTTGTAAGTAGTGCTATGATTAATAGTAACTTAAGTGTTACTGGAATCACCACAACTGAAAACTTTAGGGTCACTGGTGTTTCTACATTAACTGGTAATACAAATTTAACAAACAACTTAAACGTTGGTGGTATCACTACAACTTCAACATTTAGAGTTACTGGGATATCTACTTTAACAGGTAATGTTGAATTAAGTAATGCATTAAGAGTTGCTGGAGTATCTACATTTAACAACCCAGCAATGATTAACAGTAACTTAAATGTTACTGGCATCACTACAACAGGAAACTTTAGAGTTACAGGAATTTCTACATTAACAGGTGATGTAAGATTAGATAATAATTTAACAGTTGCTGGTATCGGTACAATTTCTGATTTTACAATTAGCAGTGGAATTATTACAGGTCCTTCTGCGATTGTAATTGACCCAGCTACTGTTGGTAATAATACAGGATCTGTAAGAATTAAAGGCGATTTTTATGTTGATGGAACTACAACAACGATTAATTCTACAGCTATAGAAGTAGCTGATCCCTTAATTGGAATTGGAACTACTGCCATAAACTTATCCTATGTTAAGCTTGGTGGTAATGTAACTGAAAATTTACCAACTATTACTGGAATTAATACTGATAATCTCGTTGTTGGTTATGCGATTAGTGCAACTTACATAGGATCTGGATCAACAATTGTATCAATCGGGGCAAGTTCTGTAACTTCTAGCAGTAACTTTACAGTTAATAGTGCCCTTGGAATTGGTACAAATATAACAATTGGAATTGGTACAAACACCATTCTTGTAGATGGTGATTATACTACAGCAAATATTGTTGGTGCTGGTTTATCTAACGGAAACTTAGCTGGAAATACAGTAATCACTGGTGTTACAACAAATACAATTACTTTTACGCCAGTATCTCTTAATATTGCGGTTGAAACTGGAAATACAATTTACATTATCAACAATGCAGCATTTACTTTTGTCAATGAAATCGGTGGTGACGTAATTGCAGATGGCGGCGGTCTTTTACTTTATGGATCAACAACTAGATCTTTAACTTGGGATAGAATAGACAATGCTTGGGAATCAAGCGTTAACTTCAATGTTCCAAATGGATATTCATATAAAGCAAATGGTGTTAATGTATTAGATCAAGATGCGTTAAGAATTCAAAATGCAAACATCACTGGCATTGCCACGATTAATAATTTAAATGTTACTGGTATTGGTACATTTGAAAGATTAAATGTCATTAGCGGTATTGTTACTGGAATGACCGTTGGTGTACAGACAGTCACAACTTTAAATGCAACAACGGCTTCTGTACAAACAATCTTAAATGCTAATGTAACTGGCATTGCTACATTACCAAGTACAATCATTCAAGATTTAGAAATACCAGCTGGCGTTGGAACGGTTAATACTTTAAGAGTTAACGCAGGATTTGTAACTTCTTTAACTGTTACCACAGAAACAGTCACAGACTCCACAGTTGGTACTTCTACAATCACCACTGGTAGAATTGAAAATCTATTTGGTTTTGTTGGTGTTGTAACAAGTTTATCTGGAACTAACATAACATATTCTGGTATTGGATCATTTGGACAAATAGACAATGTTTATTCAATTGGCATATCCACGATTGATACCTTAAATGGTGTGGTTGCTAATTATAATTCAATGATTAGCACCAGTTTCTACAACAGTGGTGTTGGAACATTTGGAAATGATGTATACATTAACAGTGGATTTGCAACCAACTTTACAATTACAAATGGAACACTTACAAACGCTAATATCACAAATGAAGTTGTAGGTTTAAGCACCATTACGATTGCTGGAATTAGTACATTAAATGTAACTAATCTTTTTGGAACAACAAATAATCTTTCAACATTATATGTCAACACTGGGTTTGCAACAGTTTTCAATATCTTATCGGGAATCGTAACTTCTTTATATTCAAGTGGAATTGGAAGTATTCAAACATTATATGTTAATTCGGGCATAACAACAAGATCTACCATTACTGATTTAGATGTAATTGGAGTAGGTTCTTTTGCAACAATTGCTAATGTCAATACTCCATTAGGTCTTTCTACGATTGGTTACTTAACTGGTATAGACCTTAATTATAGCGGAATTGGTACAATTCAAGTATTAAATGTTGGTGTATCTACATTTACAAACTTAACTGTAACTGGAATTGCTTCTCTTGCAAATCTTTATGGTTCTGATATACAATATACTGGAATTAGCACATTAACTGAATTAAGAGGTAATAATTTATATTACAGTGGATTATCAACTGCTGTTAACTTTAGAAGCACTGATACAATCGTTTCAGGCGCAGCTTCTATTAGTACATTACGAGCTGATGTTGGTATAACAACGAATGCTGTCTGGACTGATGGTTATTCTGCTGGAATCACTTCTGTTGCAACGTTTAGAGCAAATAGTGGAATTATTACTACGTTAACAGTATCCAATTCAACCCAAGGATATCTTATTGGTACTGACATTTACTACAGTGGCATTGGTAGCATTAGCACACTTAGAGTTAATGTTGGCTTTACCACGTTCTTAAGTGGAACAAACTTAAGTTACACAGGAGTATCTACAGTAGTTTCATTGAATGCTACAGATGTAAATGTATCTGGAACTACCACAATTACTACATTATTAATTTCACCTAATAATCAACTTACTCATTTAAGCAATGGTACAAATCTTGCTTTTAGTGGGATTGGTACAATTGATACACTAAGATCAAATGTAGGTTTCGTCACATCTTTATCAGGATCTAATTTAAATTATTCTGGCGTTGGTACAATTGGCTCCATACAAAATATTAACATCAATAGCACTGGAATTGGAACGTTTGGAGATATTAATGCTAATAATTTAAATGTTAGTGGAGTTGGAACTGTTGGTACGCTTAATATTACTTCTGCAAATCTTACAAGATTATCTACGGTAGATGCCATTGTAAGTGGAGCATCTTCAATTTCAATTTTAAGAGCCGATATTGGTATTACTACTAATGCTACCGCAACTAATATTAATGTTACAGGAATTGCTACTGCTGTAACTTTGGTAGCTACAAATGCAAATATTACTGGTTATGGAACAATAACTCAACTTAGAGGTACAGATTCTTACTTTACTGGAATATCGACATTTGGTTCAATCTTTGGTGATTCTTTACAAGTAGCTACATTAGATCTTTCTGGAACAAATTTATATTATACGGGCATTGCTACGTTCTTAACATTATACTCCTCTAATTCTTATATAACCAATATTACTGGTACAAATTTACAATATACTGGAATTAGCACTATTTCAACAATTTATAATGTTGATACAAATAGCACTGGATTTACCACTACTGGTGGATTGCATGTTGGAGCTGGCGGAACAATTATATCGGCAACTGCAGTTTCTGGAATTGGATCTGTTGGTATTAATACTTCTGATGCTAAAGCAGCACTGCACGTTTACGGCAATTTCCAACAAGACGGTACAACTTTAACTGGTACAATTTCTACAACAAGAAACAATAATTCAGCAGTTAAAGTACACACTGAACTTGGAAGATTTGATTATAGATCAGTTGAGTATGTTGTTCAAGTATCTTGTGGAAATACACATCAAATTGCTAAGATTCTTTCAATTCATGATGGAAACACTGCATATAATTCTGAATACTCAAATATTACAACAGGAGTTGAAATTGCAACATTTGATGTACAAATTGATAATACAGTTCCGCCAGGATCCATTGCCTTAGTCGTTACTCCAGTTTCTAACACTGGAGTTACAACAATTGTTGCCAACTTCCAAGCAACTAGGATATAAATAACTGAAGAAAAATAACGCAAAGGGGATAGTGAACCTTGGCTGATCAGAACTTTAGAGTTAAGCATGGTATCTCTATTGATACCAATCGATTAGTAGACGTAAACAGAAATATTAATGCTGGTGTAACCACATTTGCACATACTAAAGTAACAGGAATTACCACTGTTGGTATTATTTCTGCCACCAATGGTGCTGGTGGAATGGGGATTGTTACTTTCCAATCCCAAGTTGCAATTGAAAGTGGAGCGCAAAGAATTACAATTGCTCCACCTAGTCAAAACGCTGGATTTGTTTCTTCTTATAACTTAACTCTACCAGCAAAAGCTGGTACTGATGGTCAAGTTTTAACATATGGGCCTAATGGCATCCTTGGATTTAATACCAATGGTCTTTATGAAAACCGCTATTATGTTTCATCTGCAAATGGTGACGATTCCTTTGACGGACGTTCAAAACCATTTGCTACAATTAAGAAAGCAGCTCAAGCAGCATCATTCAGGTCATTTCAACTTCCTGGTGGTAGATATTTAGATGCTGGTAATTTACTTGCGTTAAATAAATCATTTATTCAACACGAGGTTGTTTCATACTTAGAATTTAATTATCCAAATATTACCACTGATAAACCAGATTATGATCGTGCAACTTGCATTAGAGACGTAGGATATATTGTAGATGCAATTGTTTATGACCTTTCATTTGGTGGTAACTCAAAAACTGTTGAAGCTGCATTAGCATATTGGGTTGGCGGAGTTTCTTATGTTGCTGGTGAGGAAGAGGAAGCGTTACACGCATACAACTATATTAATTTCTTAGGACAATATGTAATTAATAATCAAACACCACCTACATTATACCAGACTTCAATTTCTCAACAGTTTGATTTTACTGTTATTGATGATCCTGCAAATGTAAATTCTAATTATTTTCATAGAAGAAAAGACGCTAGAAATAGAATTGTAGCAAATAGACAGGAGATTATTGACAAGTCTCTTGCTGCAGTTGCCATTGCACATTCAGACTTCTATTTCCCTGGAGAGCAGTCAACCAATACTCGTTCAAGATTCTATGATTCTTATCGTTTGATTCAACAAAATCGTCAAACAATTATTAACTATGCATATGCAGGTATTGCTACTGCATATCCATCTTTTGTTCAGCCAAATCCAGCAAAATGTCAGAGAGATTTGGGATATTTTGTTGATGCAGTTTCAACAGACGTATTTACTGGCGGCAACAGTTATTCTAGAGAATTTGTATTTAAGTATTTCACTGGTGTAGGTATCGGCAGCCTTGCTGGTGAAGAACAGCAAACAATTTATGCGTTCCGTTATGCTGGAACCTTAATGAAGGAAGCTCTGACAAACCAACTTCCAATTAAAGATCTTACCATTACCGCAGATCCTGCAACTGGTTCAAACACCAGTGCAGCTTCTTGTGCTAACGTACAATCAAACGTCGATAACCTTGTAGGCATTGTTACAACAACAATTGGTGCTGGTAGCACAGCTGGTATTGCAACTGCAAATAATGGTTATTTTGCAGGCATCACTACATCATGTAATGTAGTTTGCGGTAGTATTGGTATTGGTTCAACTAACATTATTGGTGGTCGTAAGTGTGCCAGAGACCTTGGCTACATTGTTGATGCTATTGCTCAAGATATTTCTTATGGTTCTAACCAGCACATTGTTTATGCAACTAAAAAATACTTCAATGGAGCTGGAGCTGCCTTAACAACTGGGCTGCTTGGTGAAGAAGCTCAATCTATTACTGCCTTTGTAGCTGCCAGAGAATATGCTAAAAAGGCAATTACAAATCAATTAAACTCTCAAGATTTAACTATTATTGCCGATGCAGCAACTGGATTTAACACTGATCCAGCCTCTTGTGCAAATATTCAAACAAACATTGATAATATTGTTGGCATTCTTACTGTAGCTATTGGTAATAGTAGTCTCGCCACAGTTCCAGCACCAGGAATCGGAACAATCACTGATTGTGCTGATGTAAGATCTGCTGTTGCTAGCTATGTTGGAATTATTACAAGTGTCATTGGTATTGGAACAACTGCTGCACCTGCAGTAAGTCTACCAACAACACTATCAAAACCAATTGCAATTATTGTTGAAGCTGGTGATTATGTTGAAGATAATCCAATTATTCTTTATGAAGATGTTGCTGTATTAGGTGATAACCTTAGAAATACAATTATTCGTCCTCAAAATGCTGGTAAAGACTTATTCCGTGTAAGGAATGGTTGTTATATTACCAACTTTGCGATGAAAGATAATGTGGATGCTGCTGGTGTTCCACAATTTACATTTGATAACGCAGTTGCATTTGATGATCCTAGTGATCCATTTACAAGCAGAACTGGTTATGCAACCAAAACAACGAAGTCAGTAATGACTCGTTCTCCATATGTTCAAAACGCATCTATTCTGTCATTCTTAGGTGCAAATGGTATTCTTGTAGATGGTAGTAAAGTTGCCACACCAAACGTTCCTATTGTTTCTGAAGAAGTTGAAACACCAGTTTTAGGAGCACAGCCTGAACAAGGTAAATCCATGGTTGCTGCCGCCTTTACTATGGTTTCGTTTGGTGGTATTGGTTGGCGTGTTATTAACGACGGATATTCTCAGGTTGTTTCTTGCTTCCAAATCTTCTGTCGTTATGGATCTCTTGCACAGTCTGGTGGATACTTATCGATTACAAACTCTGCAACCAACTTCGGATTCTATGCTCTAAGATCTACTGGATTTAGTCAAAATTCATTTTTCTTTGACCGTGGTAGAATTGCTGCTACGGGTACTTCGGGCGGTCTTCAAACACTAAGAGTTGTTGGCTTAGGTAGGACAGATCAAGACTTATATGTTACTAGATTTTTCAATAATTCATTAAGTGATTTAACATCAAACTTTAAACCAGTTGTTACACAAGCAACCGTTAGTGTAGCTGTAGGTGTTAATACTGTTACCGATAGAATTACAATTGTGTCTCATCCATTTACACAAGGAGACACAGTACTTTATCTTGGTGATGAAAATGCAACACCTAAAGTTGTAATTGAGGGACTTGTTAGCGGTAACCAATATTATTTAAATTACATTGATAATAATACATTTACTCTCTATGAAGATGATAGTTTTACTCGATTAGTTGATTTAAAATCCGCACCAGTTGGTATTAATACTTTCCAAAAAGGTAATATTGAATTTTTTGCAAATGAAATTATTGATACACACAACTCTTATCAAGTTATTGGTATTGCAACAACTGGTGGAACACCACAGTTTACTTCTGGAAGACAGGTTACTCAAACTGTAAGTGGAGGAACAGCTGTTGGCTATGCAGTTACTTATAATAATACATCAAGAGAACTATTAGTTTCTGTAGAAACTTCTGGAGGAATTAGAAGATTCTTTGGTGTTTCTGGTGGAGCAAATGGTCAAATTGCAGATCACCAAGGATCGCCAGTTAATTTCTACACCACAACAGTTACAGGAGTAAGTACATATTATACAATTGAAACAACAATCGCCTCAACACCAGCTGGAACTACAATTTCTGGTATTGCAAGTCTTCCTCAAACATATTATTGCCATTTCCACAGACCATCTATTGTTAACTCTTCAGGTCATACTTGGGAATATTCTGGTTCTGGTATTGACTATAATGCATTACCACAAAACGGAGGAAAAACCAACGTAGCAACTGAACAAACATTTTCTCTTGGTGGTCGTGTTTACTCTTCAGGTACTAACGAACTTGGAGACTTTAAAGTTGGTAACTTTATTACTGCATACAACAGAACTGGTAACATTATTTTCAATAACAAAGTTACAATTGGTCAGTTAGACTCTCTTAGATTAAGTCTTTCTGGTGGTGTTGCTGTTGAAGAATTCTCAACTGATGTTGGACTTGGTGATAATGAAACTGGTGGTGCTAAGAACTCCAGAGTTTCGACACAGCTTGCAGTTAGAACATTCCTGAACAATAGATTAGGAAACGTTATTGATAAAACTGTTTCTACAAACGCTGTTCCTAGTGCGATTGTTCAGTTAAACGCAACTGGTCAAATTAACGCAGACCTTATTCCACCTAAAGTTGTTAATTACTATAGATCAAATGTCAGTGGTGGTAGAACGGAACTTGTTGATCAAATTCCACCGATTAATGTTTTAAGTGGGGATACAGTTCTTGAACCAGGACAAGGTTATGTTCTTACACAAGATGTATTTGGTCAATTCTTAAAATTATCAAGCAACACAGCCAACTATAATTTCCCAAATGGATTTACTGTAACTAGTGCTGGTAGTGCTGGTGGAGCAATTGGTGTTGTTACCGCTCCAACTTCCGTTGGTTATGGTACAACTGGTTTAGTTAAAGGTGTTCTATTAAGTGTAAGTATTACTTCTGGTGGTTCTGGATATACCAATCCAGGTGTTTATACTTGTGTTCTTGACAGAAGCACAGGAATTGGAACCAGTGCAAGAGCATCAATTACTGTTAGTGGATCTGGAACAGTAACTGGAATTGATATTGATTATGGTGGTAGATATTATGCATCTGGAGACGTACTTACAATTAATAATGATAGTTTACTTGGTGGAAGAAGTGGCGGCGCAAGATTTAATGCTACTGTAGGGGGAAGTGGAGTTGAAACTCGATTATATTTAAGATTAACAAATAATCAAAAATTCACTGGTTCTTCAACTACTCCAGATTACATTGAAGACGGAGATGCTGTTGGTGTTTCGACAAGTTTAACTTCAACATATACTGTAAACTTTGATCCTACTGATATTTCTACAGGCGGTAATGTAGATTTTGCGAATGATAGAATTGTTGTCGGTGTAACCACACTTACTGATGGCGATCCAATTGTATATACTGCAAATGGTGGTAACGTTGTTCAAGATCTGACTGGAGGGGAAACATATTTTATCAAGAGAGTTGGCATTTCTTCTGTTGAATTATATACAACATATGCACTTTCTACTAAGTTAACTTTAAGCAGCAGTGGTACTGGTACACACAGTATAGTAAGATCTGGTATTAACACCGCTGAAAATGCGATTGTCTTTGAAAAGCATGTATTTAGCACTGGAGATGCTGTAAGAGTTACTGGTTCTGTTCCAGTAGGTGTAACAACAGGAAATTACTATTACATTGGATCAAAAACAACCAACTCCTTTACATTGCATGAGGCAAGAGCAGATGCCATTGCTTCTATTAACGGTTCTACTTTTAATGCTGTAGGACTTGCAACAGCTTCAGGAACAATGACGTTTACTAAACAAAACGTTACATATAATGGTCAAACAAATACTTCTTCTAACCTGATTGATAATTATACGGTTCTCGCCTCTGGTGTTATTGATGCTGCTAATATTACTTCAGGAACTGTATCTCCATCAAGACTCGGTAGTGGAACAGCTAACTCTGATACTTTCTTAAGAGGTGATTCTGTATTTGAAAAGGTTGTTAAATCTGTAGGTATTGCGACCACAGAACCAGTAACTGTTACAGGTTCATCTTTTGATGCGGCTCCTGGTGGTGTTGGTGTTAATACTTATTATGGAAAAGTTAATATTTCAATAAATCGTGTTGCTTCTACACTTGAAAACTTCTCAACCCTTGGTGTTGCTAAATTTAGAACATCAACATTTAGTATTACATCTAATGGTGAAGTCAGCATTAAAAGTTCTGCTACTGGAGATGTTGATGCGGCAACATTGGGAGGACAAGCTGGAGCATATTACCTCAATCCTGTAAACTTTACAGGATCTGTTCCTATTTCAAAAGGTGGTACTGGTTTATCGGCTCTTCCATCTGCAGGTTCAATCTTACAAGGAAATGGAACTGGTTATGATCTTGTAACTTCTCCAACACTTTCTGGTAATTTAACATTAACTGCTGGTGGTAATTTTATAGCCGTTGGTGCTGCAATTACTAATGCCAACATCAGTGGTTTTGGTACAGTTGCTAATTTAGGTTCTACAAATGCTACAATAAGTGGCATTGCAACTTATAGTGGTTCAGGCAATAACATCAATCAAACTGCAGGTACAGCAGCACTGAATAGATTAACTGTTACTGGTATCACCACATTTACAGGTCAAGCAAATTATGGAACAATTTCTGGAACTACATTAACTAACACTGGAACTGCAAATATTACTAACATTAATGCTACTGGTGTGGTTACATTCAGTGGTTCTGGAAATCATATTAACTGTCAAAATGGTACTGCAGTTTTCAACAGAGCAGTATTCTCTGGTATCTCAACATTCCTTGGACTTGTTAATGTTGGTTCTGCTAACTACACCACTGTTGATGTTGGTGGAACTTTAACAACACAGAATTTTGTTGTTACTGGTGTTTCAACATTAGGAAGATTGCAAGTTTCAAATACAACTGCAGGAAATACCTTAACCATGTCTGGTGTTTCCACATTTACTGGAACAGTTAATACCAATACTTTAACTATGAGTGCCACTTCAACGGCAACTCTTCCAAATATAACAAATACAAATACCGTAACTAGTGGTATTACTACATTTAGTGGTTCCGCAAATAACATTAACCAGACTGCTGGTACTGCAGCTATTAATAGATTAACTGTTGCTGGTATTTCTACCTTTACTGGATTGGTAAATTATGGTTCAATTAGTGGAACTACAATAACCAATAGCGGAACTGCAGCATTAACAAATCAAACTGTTTCTGGTATCACTACATTTAGTGGTTCCGCAAATAACATTAACCAGACTGCTGGTACTGCCGCTCTCAATAGACTTACCGTTGCTGGTGTTTCCACACTCTCAGGCAATCTTACTCTTGCATCTGGTTCTGTATTAACGATTAGTAATACTGGAAATAGCATCAATCAAACTGCTGGTACTGCACAGTTAAACAATGTTAATGTTGTTGGCGTTACTACAGTACAATCTCTATTCTTCACTTCTTTAGGCGGTTCTGCTGGCGCAACATTACCATCTATTGCAAACACAAACATTACGATTTCAGGTGTAGCCACATATAGTGGTGCTGGTAATAATATTAACCAAACTGCAGGTACTGCTGCTCTGAATAGACTTACCGTTGCTGGTGTTTCTACCTTCACTGGTCAATTAAATGCTGGTACAATTTCTGCTACTTCATTAGCAGGTACATTAAACAATACATTAACAATTTCTTCTCCTCTTACAGGAACTTCTTACAATAACTCTGCCGCTGTTACCTTAGGTATTAATGCTACCAGTGCCAATACAGCAAACTTTGTTGTTCAGCGTGGTGCATCTGGCGAATTTACCGCTGGAGCAATCACAGCAACTGGATTAACACTCAATGGGGGTGGTTCTACAACTTCTGCACAATTAACCTTTAGTGGCACAACAAACAACTGGATTAATTTTGGTACAACTGGTGTTGCTGCTCCTGCGTTTACAACTAGAAGTGTAGGCACAAAAGTTGTTTACTACACTAATCTCAGCGGATCTAGTGCAGACTATGCAGCAGGTATTGAAGGTAGTACATTATGGCATTCAGTTCCAACTACCTCCGAACAATTTAGATGGTACGGAGGAACAACTCTTGCAGCTACCTTAACAGGTGCTGGCGTATTCACTGCAGTTGGAACAGTTCAAGGTACAAGATTAATTTCCACGATTGCAACAGGTACTGCTCCATTAACAGTTACTTCAACCACTCAAGTTTCCAATCTTAACGCTTCACTTCTTGAAGGTTATGCAACAGCAACCGCAAATACTGGAAATACTATTGTAAGACGTGATGCTTCTGGTAACTTTACTGCTGGTACTATTACTTCTTCACAATTAACATGCACTGGAAACATATTACAAACTACGGGAGGGTCTTTCCATAGAATTGCATATACCTCGGCAGATAATAGTTATTCTGCAACAATGTGGTGGAATGGACTTGTTCTTGGAAATAACGGAACCAATTTTATTGTTGCTGGCAGAACAAATGGAGGTGGTTCACTTGCTTTCTATGTTAATAATACATCAGATCTTACAAGTAATACAACTCCAGGTGGAACACTTGCATTAACATTAGCAAGTACAGGAGCTGCTACATTTGGTTCCACGGTTTCTGCTACTACTTATACTTCTACAGTTGCAACAGGCACTGCTCCATTAACAGTTACCTCCACAACTCAGGTTACAAACCTGAATGCACAATATCTTAATGGGTTGTTATCAGCAACAGCAAATACGGCAAATACAATTGTTTCTCGTAATGCTTCTGGTAACTTCAGTGCTGGTACAATTACTGCTACATCATTCTCTGGCTCTCTTGCCAACACATTAACTTTAAATACATCTGGAACTGGTCTTTCTGGTTCTACTACATTTAATAACTCTGGAGCTGCTACATTTACTGTAACATCCAATGCAACTTCAGCAAATACTGGTTCAGCGATTGTTGCTCGTGATGCCTCTGGTAACTTTAGTGCTGGTACAATTACTGCAACATTGAGTGGAACTGCAAGTAATGTTACAAGCATCTCTAGCGCAACTGGTGGTTCTTATACCTGGACATCAACAAACTACTTCCGATCAAACCTAGGATCGACATCAGGATCCCTCAGCGATCCCCCACTACAAGCATATTCCACTGGAAGTAATGCTGCCTTCATGTCTTTCCATCGTGGTGGAAGTTTTGCAGTTAACATGGGTCTTGACTCTGATAACGTCTTGAGAATTGGTGGATGGTCTGCATCTGCAAACCGTTTTCAACTTGATATGAGTGGTAATGGTACTTTTGCGGGTACAGTTACTGCAAACTCTGATATAAGACTTAAGAAAAATATTTTCACAATTGAAAATGCTCTTGATAAAGTTCTTAATCTTCGTGGTGTTGAATTTGATCGAATTGATTCTGGTGAACACCAAATGGGTGTTGTTGCACAAGAAATTGAAGAAGTCATTCCATTCCTTGTACGCGAAGACAATACTGGAACTAAATCTGTTGCTTATGCTAATATGGTTGGTCTTTTAATTGAAGCAATTAAAGAGCAAAATGTCCTTATAAATAATTTACAGACTGAGGTAAAACTCTTAAAAACAAAATTAGGAGAATAATATGGCAGTAGTAATCGGAGCTGGTGGTGGCGCAGTTTTCTTTCAAAATGATACAACTGTTACTGCAGATACCACCGTTGATACTTCAAAAAATTGGGCGAGTGTTGGTCCAATTACCATCCAATCTGGCGTAACCGTCACAATAAATAGCGGTGCAACTTGGGCTGTATTGTAAATAATTAAAAAGAATTATGAGTACTTTAAGAACTAATCAAATTCAAACTACTGGCGGAGCAATCTTAGTAGATTCCACAGGTGGAATCATCCAGGTTGTTCAAAGATTGAGCAATGCTTATGGAGAAATTTCAACTCCAGCAATGCAAAATAATAATAATGATGTTCAAGTTCCTGATTATTATGTTGACATTACCACTAAAAGAACAAATTCTAGAATTTTGGTGATGATGAAAAATAAACTATATGGACCAAACCAACAGCACCAATATGTTGATATTAAACGAAGTGTAAGTGGTGGTGGTTTTACAAGTTTGGTTACGACTTATAGAACTGATGCGACCATAGATACTTTTTCTGGTATTCACGCAAATGCAGGTGGTGCATTTGAAGGCGACTATTGGACACAAATAATAGACACTCCTAATGTTGCTGCTGGAACAACATTGAGATATCAACAATTCTATGGATCTTGGGCAGGAGGAATTATGGACTATGGTGGATGGGATACTCTTCAAAATGTCAATGCTCGTGGATTAATTGTAATGCAAGCCATGGAAATTGTTGCATAAACTGGAGGGAACTATGTTAGATTATAATAGAGTTAAAAATAAAGGAGGAAGCGTCTCAATTGGAGATGCTCTTCAAAGTTTAAGACCTGGGGCTCTTTGGGCACATCAAGGATCTCTTGAAACTTTAGAGTGGAGAGAGCCTCCTGTTTGGGAAGGTGGGCAAAAAAGACCAAAAAATGAAGAAATTATAGAAGAACGAAAAAGATTACAAAAACAATATGATAATTATAAGTATAAATTTGATAGAGCAGAGGAATATCCAGATTTTTCTGAGTACTTAGATGGTCTTGTAAAAGGAGACACGGAACAAATGCAGGCATATATAGATGCATGTCTTGCAGTAAAAGCAAAATATCCAAAACCAGAGGGTGTTGAATAATGAGTACTTTAAGAGTTGGAGCAGTACAAAATGTCGCAACAACAGGACTTCCTGATGGAGTTAGATTGTTGTATGCCGCAGGTTTTACTGGATCAAATAGAACTTTGAATGGAGATAGTGGATGGGTTTCTCATATAAGCGGAAGTTTTTCCCCATCAAAAATATCTAATGTTTTGGTTACTGCAACTTTTAGTATGACTTATGAATCAGGTGCTGTACAATCAGTATGTAGACTTTTGGTAGATGGAAATGATTATGGTGGATTTTGTTTTTCTAAACAATCTACTGCTAATCAGGGATCAAGTGCTTCTGGAACTTGGCATTTTCCTGCAGTAAATGCAGGGGCTCATACCTATGATCTCCAAGTAAGAAACACTCAAGGTGGCACTACTTGTATATTAAATTATTGGGATGCTGGTCTAGGTGACGGCTACTCTAGAGACACAATATTTTTTCTTTATCAATAACTATGGACAAAATTTTATACAACAAAGCAATTCAAAATGTTTTACCCGAAGTTGGGTTTTCAATTGAAGGAACAGATTATTCTACACTAGGATTTAATACTGGTGCGTCTACTTCTGATGGGACGGCAATCTATTCTTGGACAAAAGATGAAAATTATTCTGGGCCAACAGAAGAACAAATTCTCGCAGAATATAACAAATTAGCTGCAGAATATGAATTAAATCAATATCAAAGAGATCGTGCTGTTGAATATCCATCCATTCAAAATCAATTAGATCTTCTTTACCATAAAGGTTATGACGGATGGAAAGCAGAGATAAATAAAATTAAAGAGAAGTATCCAAAATCTGAAGAATTATGAGTACTTTAAGAGTTAATAATATACAAAATACTTCTGGACAACCCAATTTGGGGAAAATTCTTCAAGTTGTGCGTGCGATACAGCCAGATGTGTTTACTTCTTCAAATGCTGATGGCACATGGCAAGATACGCCAGGAATGTCTGCCACAATTACACCAAGAAATACTAGCAGTCAAATTATTGTAATGGTAAGTTTAGGAAAAGTTGGAGGATTAAATAATAATGCGTTTAGAATTTTAAGAAATGGAACAGCATGGGATGTTGGTGTTTCTGCTGGTTCCAGACAAAGAATAAATTTTTCAGATTCCAACCAAGGAAGAGATGCCAACCATAGTGGATCTATGGCTTGGATGTCTGTAGATAGTCCAGCTACTGCCTCGGCAATTACATATCAATTGCAGCATATGCCAGAAAACGTTAGTGGTCAAGTGTTTAGATTAAACAGATCTTGGAATAATACTGATGCTACTCAAGGTTATAATGGATCTGCAGCATCAACAATTGTTTTAATGGAAATCGGAAACTAGGAGATTGTAAAATGGACATTGCACATGCGATTTATGCATTATATCCAACCGCAAGATGGTCTTTACTTGGAGATGATTATGATAATTTAGAATGGGATGAAAATAATACTATTCCTAAACCAAGTATAGAAGAATTAGAATTAAAATTAGAAGAATTAATTGCCGCTGAGCCAATGAAATGGTTGAGAGAGCAAAGAGACAGAAAACTAGTGGAATGTGATTGGACTCAAGGAGAAGATGTTCCTGATGCAATCAAAACTAAGTGGAGAACTTACAGACAGCAATTAAGAGATTTGCCATCTTTAGTAAGTCCTAGCATAGAAAATGGTGTTTTAACTGGATTTGATTGGCCCGAAATTCCACAATAAAATTTAATTTAAAAAATTTATGAAAATTATTGATTTTATAGGCATTTGGGAAAATGCTTTGTTTAAAGAAGATTGTGAAAAATTAATACAGCATATTGAAAATACTCAAAAACAAAAATCATTTAATAAATCCACATTAATAAGAAAAGATCTTCATTGTAGTTTATCTCATGATGAAGATCTTGCTATTAAAATAAATGAAAAACTAAATTATT